TTGGGATCATTCATTTCTCCAAGATACTCCCATTTTATATCCTTTTTTCCTAGTTTGTCAACTATTGCATTTTCTATATCAAGGGGTGATTCGATGCATGTAATATGAAAATCAGCGTGCATTTGATATGCAAATATCTGGACTCTGAATTTCTTAGGGTGCATTTTTCCTTTCTATTTTTAAATTGTGGCGGAACAGTGTCCGCCACAAAATTATTTATTAAGCACCTGGTGATGCGTAGATACCTCTAGGGTCTGATACGCCAAATACGTATCTTTCTCTAGCTTTGTATCTAACATTGCCAGTATCGAAATCGCCTTCCATTTTTGTAGTTAATGGAGCTCTTTCAAGATGCTTCATACCATTAGGCACATCTGTGATTAGATAGAACGCATCTGGGTCAGTTAAGAAGTGGTTGATTGAATAACCACCTGGAACCATTCCCATACTTGCGATTGCGTTGATATCATTATCAGCAGTTCCAACTCTCTGTGTAGACTTCATAAGTCTTTCAGCAGTAAATTGAAGTTGTGATGGAATGATCATCTTCGTAGCTTTTGCAGCAATTTTTAAACCTCTTTCATCAGTTAGTGCTGCAATGTCGATCATTGCTTGCTCTAAAGATGTTTCGTTCAAGTCTGCAGCTGTTGCCAATGTGTTACTGAAAGATCCAGAAACAGTTGGGTGTGCAGTATTGAAAAGAGTTACACCGTCACCTGATTTGAAAGTCAAACCTGGTAGACCATTGTTTAATGGTGCCGCTGCTTTGATTTGTTTTGTTTGAGCCATAGATCTTGCCAATGCTTTTGTATACCTTGTAGCGAGTCTATCGTATAAGTTATCCTCAATTGCTTCCTCAGTGATTGCAAACCCGAGAGTTACTGTCTCGTGTGTGTATCTTGCTGTGAAAGTTTCTTGAGCTCTATCAAACTCTACGCTAGATCCTTCCGGTTTTACTTTAGCTTGACCGAATCCTGATAACATTACTTCCTCTTCGAAAGCTCTGTCAGATGACTCAGTTGTGTATATCTCAGCATGCTCTTGGTCATACTGTTGATACTCCAGGCCGAATAGGGCATTCAAACCTGGCTCTAGTTCTTTGACTAGTTGATTACGTGATATCGCCATGTTGTTATCCTCCTATTAGATTCCGGCCACGTTGTTTCCTAAGATATGCTCATTGATCATAACTCTAAGAGCGAAGCCCTCAGCAGTTGTATCAGAATGATCAGGATCTCTAGAAACTCCGATGATTTTAAGTTGCGCTTTTGTACCAGCCGTTGTTGCCGAAATTTTTGATTTCGAAATAAACAACGGAGATGATCCATCAGCGTCGACCTGGTCAGCACATCCACCCACTTCGTTTTGGTTGAATGCAGTGTCCGCAGACATGATGTCATACATCTGTCTTGGGTCGTCATTTACGAATGCAGTTATATCCGTAGCAGTGTTACTTGCTTTGGAAAAGTTTGCAAACGTTGGTTTGTTGGTATCAGCATCAGTGAAAAATACACCGTTTAACACACCTAAGTTATTTTCAGTAGTGTTTCCTGATTTTAGGATTACTCCGTCTGCAGTTAATTGCACCATTGATGCGTGCGAAATTAAAGCAGAAGAAGCTGCTACTGAGTATTCACCTAGTCCAGCGTTATTATCTGTCTGACCAACTTTTTTTATGGGTCTGTATCCAAACCCTGTTGTTGACGCGTTAGCCATAGTCATTACTCCTTATGTACCTGCCCCGAAGGGCCTCCAGTACGGTTTATTTATTCGCTGGTTTGAATCGTTATGAAATTCTAACTTTTCTTGCCACCGAAGGTTACACGAGTATTCCTATCTACATTGATAGGCATACTGTTATGCTGTTCCTTCTGAAGCTCGGCATCTACAGCTTGTTGTTGATCTGTTGCTTGACGCATATAATATTCAGATCTTTGCTGTGCGAGATCTTCCGGTACCCTTGTCAGCACAAGGCCTCCGTGCCCGATCACCCCTGCGTATTTGCCATCTGTGACTGTGGGGAAGTCCTCTTCGGGATATTCGTCCGCTCTTACTAACTCATAACCAGACCTTAAGCGTCCTTGTATGTTTTTCGTATCGACGAACCCTAGGATTTCTACCCTGACCCATCTGTGTCTAAATCCATTTGGCGCGTTGGGCGTATCTAAGTACGATGGTGGAGTCCAAACTTTTGGTCTCTCTTTTGGAGCTACCGATTTTGCTTGTGTTTCAACTTTTGTTGAATCACTCTTGCTCGTTTGACTCGCACGATTTGGCGTTTTATCTTTTTCCATATGCTTATGCCTCCTTCGTGTTCATAAGTTGTTTCGCATATTCTTCTAGTGGCACACCTAATTTTTTCGCTATTGCGACTTGAGAAGGCGTGAGTCTCACTGTTTTAGCGTTAGCCTTTGGACTACGCGTTGCAGAGGCAACGGTTTGTGTAGGTTTGCTAACTGGTTTGTTTACAGGTTTATCAAATTTATGGGGAAATTCAAGTCTAATTCTTTTATCTATTTCCTCATAATACTCATCAGATTTAGGGTCGATTCCTTCTTCCTCTGTTATTTTCCTGTGAAGATCAAAAGCAGTATAAGTCATGGCTGAATCTGTTCCAAACCATTCATTCTTTTCTGCCCATGCGGCGGCCTTTGGATCAGGCGCTTGTGTTGGTTGTTGTGCAACAGGTCTTTGAGCAGGTTCTTCTTTAGCTGCCTTTTCCCTCATTTCATTTTGAGTTTTAAGTTCAGCTAGTCTACCTTGTTCGTAACCTAATTGTGAGATTGCTGTCAAAGCTTCTGTTTCAGCTTTTGGATCTTCTGCTTGTCTTGCAGCTGTAAGTTTAGCTTGTGCAGCAGCCAATTGTCCAGAGATTCTATTCTCCATTTCTGTAGTATAGTCTTTGTCCAAAGTGTTGGCTTGAGTTTTAAACTGATCTCTTTCTTGTTTAACGCTTTCAGCATAACGCAAAGCTTCTTCTCTTTGCCTTTCTGCTTCTCGCATTTTTTTAGTAAGTTTAGCTATTCTTTTTTTGACGCTTTCAGAATACTCTTCAACTTCCTTACTGTTGTCTTGTCGTTTATCACTTGCATCTTCAGTAGCTGCTTGTACGTCCTCTGATGGTTTCTGTTCTTCAGTTTGAACATCAGACTGCTCAGCAGGTTCCGGAGATGTATCAACGGTGATACCACCGTCCTTAAGGCCTGTTTCATCCTTTCCCTCCTCTTTCTCTTGAGGTAGAGCCACTTCTACTTCAGGTCCTGAAGTATCCAAGTCTACCATATCTTTATTTTCTTCTGGCATAGTTTCTCCTATGATTGTTAAAATTCGTGGAATATATCTTCAGGGTTTTCCACGGTCGCTAAAACTTCATCATCATTGAGAAGTCTTATCTCACCCCCATCTATTTTAATTCGTGATCCAGCATATCTTGCAAAGATAATCCAATCACCTTTTTTACACCATGGACCCTCTGGATATCTTTCTTTATCATAGCAGTGTGGGCCCATAGCTAAAACTAAACCACAAGTCGATGCTACTTGTGACCGTTCTACTGTTTCGTCTGCTAATAATATACCACCTTTAGTTTTTTCTTTTTGTTTAAAAGGTAAAACTAAAATTCTCCAACCTGTTGGTTTGGGTAATTTTGATGATTCGTCTATTTCTTTTTTAACTCCAACGAGTTCTTTATTTGGTAGTATCACTTTTTGATTTGATACTGACGACTGTTCCTTTTTCATTTTGCTCCTTTTTATCTAGCAGGGTGGATATTTCCTGTAACAAACTTTCGTATGTTCTTATTTGTCCTAACATATATTGATATTTTTCCATACTGTCAACAGCTCCTCTCGCCATTAATTCTTTGACGTCATCCTGTCTCTGTTTAAGTATTCTTATAAAGTGTTCAAAAAAATCCATTATTCAAACTCCTTTAATATCTTTAGATTCTCTTCAGCCGCAGCTATTATTTGAATCTGTTTATCTACTTCATGTATATGCTGTGGATGCTCTCCTATACCCACAGAATTTTCTAAATAGATTTTTATAGTAGCATCGGCTTCAGCTATCTGTGCCTCATACTTTTTTTCTAGTGCTTCCAGTATTGCCTTTTTCATTTTTTCTTATGGCCTCCTTTCCTTTCTTAAAAATTGCAGCGACTTGTGTTTTACCCATAACCTTGGCGCGCTGTTCTCCAACGGTTAGGATTTGTATCTTCCTTGCAAACGGTTTAGATATCTTTTTAACTTTTGCAACAGTCTTACGAGCGTCAGTAGGAGTCGCAAACTTAATACCAACAGTATCTTTAGGATTCTCATCCGTGTAAAGCCTCCTGCCTGAACCTTTTGGTTTTTTACCTGTTCCTGTTTTTGGATCCGCCACGTTTCATCTCCTTAATATGTTTTTTAATTATCTTAGATTGTTTTTTATGTAACTTAGATGCTTTACCTAAAGCTTTAGCTACTTTATTTAGTTTTTTCATATTAACATTTTGCTGAAGCTCTTTTGAGCTGACCTAGTGATCTTGCGCAGTATGATTTTCTACGTTTAGCAGCTTTTGATCCTGGCTTCACTTTACCAGTCACGGCTGTTTTTAACTTTGAACCGGGATTTAATCTTCTATAGGCAGCAACACCGGCTCGTGTCATGCCTGCTCCAGATTTTGTAGATCTGAAATTCTTTTTATTTCTTGGAGGCATTTTACTCACACCAAACCTCCCATACTCATTTTTTTTCTTTTAGGTGCGAACGTTGCAGCTCTACTAGGTGTAGGGCCTGTATTCGCTTTTTGTTGTTTTCTTCTTACGGCACCCGCACGCTGACCTTTGGTCATCCGTCTTGCTTTTGCAATGGGCACGCATTTTGGATAATTTTTTCTTTTTTCTCCACCACTTCTTCCACACTTCGGGTATGAACCATCTGGCCGCTTGTTTGCAATATCGACCCAGTTTTCCTTTACCCATGCTCGTAGACCTTTTTTGGCCATTAGTAGACCTTTGTTTTCTTTCTTCTATTTGACATTACTTTGCCACAACCTCTAGCAATAGAGCCACCAGATTTGTAACCCATTCTTGCTAATCCGCCGCCCATGTAATCAGTTCTCATAAGACCACCACCCATAGCTTTTTTTCTTTTCTTTTTGCCACCGGGTGTGACTTTACCAGAACAAACTGCAGAAGCGTACATATTTGCATATGCCGAAGGATAGACCTTGAACTTTCGCTTCGCTGCGGCTTTACCTCTTGGACAAAGTTTTGCCATTACTTTTTCTTCCTTTTCATTTTTTTAACTCGGCCACCTTTTTTAGCAACCATTCTATCAGGATTAAAGCCCATTTTTTTTACAGCTTCTTTTCCTTTTGCAGTTTTAGCCATTTTAGCTAAACCTGGATTTTTACTTCTACTTATTGGATTACCCATTATTTCCTCGCTTTCCCAAATCCTCGGATTTGAATTCTATTTATTTTTTTTCTAACTGCTTTCTTTTCTCCTTTAACAATTCTACCACCGTCTTTTGCAGAAACATCTAATGGATTGTCCATAACAAATTGTTCCATTGGATCTAATACTCTAGGTGCTTTAGGAACTCTTAATTGAGGTGGCAACATCCCTGCATCCATCTCTCTTTTTGCTTTTAGAGTCGCTTTAGTAAACGGTTTACCGTCTATAAAAATATTTTTACCGCTTACAAATTTTGTTTTTGGGTTTCCAACGCCAGTATCAACACCGTCTCTAATAACGTTTCCTCTGTCAGTTACTTTTAATCTTGGAAATACTCTTGCTGGTTTAACACCTTTACCACCTGTCATAATAGGATCATCATAAACTTTTGGTGTTGCAACAGTCATGTCTTTTGCCATCTGATCTATAGTTCCTGCTTTAGGTCTTGGAAATTCAGTTCCTGTTCTATTTCTATTCATAAAAGCTCTTCCTAAACCAGCTATTGCTAAACCAGCTCCTAAAGCTTTTAATGCTTTTCTAAGTTTTTTTCTTTTTTTAGACATTATTTTTTACCATTTCTCCATATTTGTGTTCCCTTTATACCATATACGCTCGCAACTACAAGGATCCATAAATTTGTGAACCAGGTCGGCAGCTGTGAGAAGTATTCAAAGAACAGTTTAACTTTATCCATAGCAGCAGGATCCTCAGATACCACTGCCCAGGCCAAAACCACTACAGGCGCCGACAAAATTAATAAAATAAATTCGTCTTTCCAGTCTGATTGCCTAGCTTCTAGCAATTTGCCTTGATATTCAGCCTGTCCGTCGGCCATACGTTTTGCATGCATGTGTTGAGCGTCTGCCATAGCCATTTTTGTCTCTTGACGCTTCTTAAATATGTGCGTTCCAGCGTTAATTGCTACTTTTGCTAAACTAAACCATGCCATGTTATTTTTTCTCCTTAATTCCTGCTTTTGATAACGCTATCGCTATCGCTTGTTTACGTTTTTTTACTTTTTTCTTAGACGAACCTATATTTAATTTACCTTTTTTAAATTCTCTCATAACTTTTGCAACTTTTTTCTGTTTTTTATCCATAAAAACTAGTTTTTGTTCCTAATTATTGCAACATTACCAATTGGTTTGTCCATTCTTGGTGCTGAAGGTATTGTTTTACTTAAAATTGTCTTTTCAATAGAAGTATTTGCTCTTAATTTTGCTAATTCTTCGTTCTGATCAAGTTTTTCTTCTTGATTATCTTGATTCATCATAGCTTTCATCTTATCAAGGTTCAATCTCTCTTCACCTTCTTCTACTTTTCTTTGATTATCCATCGCTCTAAGATCTAATTCTCTAGCTTTTAGTTTTGCGATAGGGTCATTTCCAAAATCACCCATAATTTTATTTTCTTCTTCCTTAAATTCTTGTGTCATCTCTGCAATCAATTTAGATTTTCTTGCCTCAAGAGCTAAAGTTAAAGTTAAAAGTTGTTGTTGAGTGTTTGGATCTTGTTGTAACATTGGGTTTTGTTGAACAGCCATTTGTAATTGTTGTAGTTGCTGTAACTCTTCTATAAATTCTACTTCAATTTGCTCTTGTGCCATGAATGCAATGTGTTCAAAAATATTTTTTTCTAATGCACCAAGAACTGCCGGATTATTTTTAGCTAAATTAGTGGCCATAAAATTTAAGTGAGTTGTAATGTGTGATCTGTGATCTTGACCTTTGAAAGCTTGAAAAGGTTTACCACTCATAGCTAAAATATTTTCAGTAGCAGGATCCATCGGCATAGGTTGTTGTGGTGGCGGAAGTATTTGGTCAATATTTTTTACACCAATAGCTTCGTACATATCTCTGTACGCTTCATAAATATTGTGTATTTGTGGATTTGACATTGCAAGTTGTAGCTCTGTTTGTGCTAAACTAATTCTTTGTGATTGTGAAAATATATTTGGATCAGCTACAGGTATAATATCTACTCTTTCATCAAAATCAGTTTGTTTAATCATTCTTTGTGCACCAACAACATCGTATGGATATTCAGGTGGTAGATACTGTGCAAACACATCAGCTAATAATTTAAATTCTTGTTTCATAGCAGAATACATTCTTTTATGGATTGCTGACATTACTCTTGAGCCACGCTCTAATAGAGCAATAGTCGTTCCAACAGCTGCTTGTTGGTTGCCGTCACCGACCTGCATATCAGCAATCGCGGCAAATCTTTGACCTGCTGATACAACAACACCCATCAATTGTAATAGTGTGGCTGATGGTTCTTTAAATGGTAAAGGCATAAACGCATCTCTAATATTACCACCAGGTGCATCTACATCTCTAAACTCTCCAGGTTTAATTGTTTCAGCTTCATCTCTAAGTCTAATACCTCTTTGTTTAAATCCTGCAGGCATATTTGAAAAACTTCCTGCATCTATTAAAGATCTTAATGTTGCTGTTGCAGTTTTAGATAAACCACCAATCATGTGTATTAAACCAAAGCCGTAGAAACCTAGACCAGGTAAAAATTTAAAGTGCACAAAGTAATCTATTTTTTTTCTAAGAGGGTCACCCATCTTATAGTTTCTTCTAATAG